ATAAAGAAGTATCTAGTAGTCTACACTAGGCATATCCTGAAAAGCGCAAAATACTTTTGATCTATCATGCTTAAATATCAACAGAGGCCATTTATCTACTTGCTTGCCTTGACGCACAGCTTGTTCCCACCATTCCAAAAATTGTGGGCTTTTACCTGTAAGAATTGCACTAGTTAAGTGATCTTCTTCATAGTGTTTTACCTCTACTGCGTAGAGGTTCTTCTCATTAGGAACGTAGAGATCACCTTTTAGTCCATGTTTTGGATCTAAGGCACCTGAGCTAGGTACCCGTTCCCACATTAGACCAGTTAGTGCTCTAAGTTGGTCGCGGATTAGGGTTTCCGCTCGGGCTCCTTTGGCTCTAGGGTCAACTGCCATTATGATTCAATCCTTGATAGGTTGTGGCTTTTTATTACCTGTAGCTTTTCTAGCAATGGGTGTGAAAAGCCGTGTGATATTAAGAACGTATTTAAGTTTTCTTCTTTGAGAAGAACTTCAATTAATCGTTCTTTACCTTCTGCATCAAGATTTTCAACTGTTTCATCGAGAATAAGAAGGTTAGTACGAGAGTTAGATAACGTCTGCATAAGTTTACGAATAGCAAGCAGAGTAGCCACGTTAACACGAGCACGCTCACCACTAGAAAGAGCAATGATATCCACGTCATGGCTATTGTCAGTAATAACAACATTTAATTTATCCGAAGAAGCTATTTTAAATGCTAACTGAAATCTTCCATCAGCAAGCTCTGCTAAGTATTCATTAGTCAAACTTTCTAAATCTTTGACTAAACACTCGATTTTATATGCAACTAAACCTGTAGTAGAAAATGCTTTTACTAATACTTGTAAATTAGATAGCTTTGTTGCTTGAGATACTAAATCTACATTCAGAGTAGCTAACTCAGTTTTCATTTCTTCCATTTGCTCAGATATAACTGATACTTTAGAATTATGGTCTGTAGCTTTCTTATTATGTGTTTTAATTCTAGCAATTTCTGCGTTTATTTTAGATATACGTTTTTCAATAGCTAGTATCTCAGTATTTAGTACATCGGCATCTAATAAATCTGAGGGCATACTAGGATCATACAAGGCATGATACTTTTCTATCTCTAAAGCCTTATTATTATGCGTATGCCAATCTTTAATTTGCTTATCTTTTAATGCAATTTCATTAGTGACGTCTTCAATACTACCCATTAACACTAATTTTCTAAGTTCAAATTGTTTAACCATTGCATACATTGTACTATTATCAATTTCTTGAGTACAGGTAACACACTTGGTAGTAGGTCCATCACATTTTGCAGCTAAAGTTTTACCGTCTTTGAGTTCTTTCTGCATTGAAGCTAGATTAACTCTTAGGTCATTTAGCTCATTTATTGTTGGAGGTTTTGGTGGAACTTCACCAATAACGATACTATCTAAATGCGCCTTAAATTGGTTATTCTGTACAATCTTACGATTAGTAGTTTCTATATTATCTAACTCATTACTTTTTAGAGTTACTTCAGCAGTTAAATCTGCTGGAGCAGAAATCTCTTCCTCTAATTCTTTTATAGAAAGGTCTTCTTTTTCATACTTGCTTAACCAGGCACGTACTGTACTAATCTTAGTTTGAGTACTATCTACAAGTTTATTAGCCTCTGATGTTAATTCTTTGAATCTATCTGATGCTTTAGTATATACTGTAAGATTTAACAGTTCTATCAAGAACTTTTTACGGGCTGTATCAGTAGCTGTTAAAAATTCTAAAGAACCTACAGAACTTTGATATACAATTTGACTAAATGTTTTATGATCGTAACCAAGTATTAACTCAATTTGTTTATACGTTCCAGTAGCGGTATGATTACTGATATCAATACCATCTCTAAATAATTTAACAGTGCTACTATTACCACTTCTAGTTGTTTTAATAGCATATTCAACACCGTCTTTATTAAAATCTAACTCAATCCAATAGTTCTTATCTTTAGAATACCTATTTAAAACATCTGCTTTCTTGATCTTTTTAGAGTTTTGATTATATAAAACTTCTTCTAGAATTAAGGCTATAGAACTTTTTCCGTGCCCATTTTTACCTACAATTTGTGTAAGAGGGCCAGCATCTAGTTGTATTTTATTTTCAGGGCCGTATGAGAACGCATTACCCCATCTTATTTGTTTAAAGATTATCATTCTGTCACGATCTTATCTAAGTTGTCATATAAAACGTGTAAAATATCTTCCACAGTATTATCAGGCAGTTGTAGGATATATAGTAAATATTCTTTTAATTCTCCTGCTAGACTCATACTAGGGTCTAGGATAAGAGCTGTTTCAGTTTCTCGTTTTACAACTTTTTTATCTATTAGGCTGCTATCTTCTAATGCACCTAAAGCAGACATATCTCCCTCAATCTCATAGATTGTATGATTATAGTCTGTACCAGTCATTTCCTCACCAGCTTGAATAGTTTTACGTATTAGTTGAGGAAGTTTTAGTTTTACCCAATCGTGCTTGAGCGTTTCAGTATCAAAAACAATAACGCCAGTATCAACGATATTACGATGGAAACTGGTAGTGCAAGGACTGCCAGGATATAAGATATTTCTTTGCGAGTTTTCATAATTATGTAAGTCGCCTGCTAGAACTACGTCCCAGCGGTTAAGTAAGTCAAGGTCAATCTCAGGTTTTACATGGGGAGGGATTTCTCCACGTACATGAGTAAAAAGTATATTACCAGTAAAATTAGCAGGGTTAAAGTCCTTTAGTTTATTATATGGAATAAAGTCCATATTCTCTATCTTATGACAATCATCTATAACTTCAACTAATTTATTTAGTCTACTAGTACTGCGCTTAAGATAGCTAAAGAAAGTAGTATCTTTCTTTAGTGCTTCATGATTACCTGCATATATAATGCAGGGAATTTTAATAGATGCTACTAAGTCAAAATAGACTTCGAGTTCATCCATTGTAGGCATACGATCAAAAACATCGCCGCCTAATACTAAGAGGTCACAAGTGTCTTGAATCTCTGCTAATTGCTCAATGAACATCTCATATCGGTTCTTAGCCCACTCAATTGGCACATTCTTTTGACCTAATTTTATATGGATATCAGCAGTAAAAAGTATTTTCATAGCGTAAAAAGCCCCTACATATTACTATGAGGGGCTGTTTTTATTTAAGGAGCTAAGTCGCTAACGGCTTCGGCATCGACGCCTTCTGCTACTTCTTCTTCTGCACCAGTAGTGATACGCTCAAGTGTAGTCAGAACTTCTGCTGGTGTAGCCCGCGGAAACTTAACATCAATAGTAACAGATTCTGCTACTGCTTCTAGTTCCTCGGCGGTGAGAGCACGCTTTTTGCAACGCAATACTGAGAGTGTGTACTCAACATTGAATGGCAGTGGGCCAGTTTTTACACGCTTAAATACAACATCCCAGCCCTCTTTAGGGTCAGTAGGGTCACCTAAATCGTCTGCTGCTGACACAATTTGTTCAAACAGTTTCTTTTTTAGATTTAGTACAACTACTTTGCCGTCTACTAAAGCATTAACGCTATAGCTCCATGAGCATTTTTTATCTGGGAAAAACGCAGGAACGTGATCTACTTCTGCATTTGTAAATTTTTCTTTTTCACGGTCAAATGCCAAGCATTCGACTGGAATGTCCTTGTTATTAGAACCTTTTAGCCAGTAAACATAACGTGGTAGAATTCCGCCTACGATACGTACTTTGTTTTCACCATCTTTATATGTGTAAGACTCATAAGAGTTTTTAACTGCTTTACCTTTGGTTGCTGTGAACGCTAATGCCATTTTTAATTTTCCTCGTATTTAAACGTAATTTCTGTTGGTGTTATTGTTAGTAACGGATTGTGTTTAATTGTATCGTATATTATATCGGGGTAGTACGATAACTGTAGAGATTTATATTTATACAATTTATAAAGGCTATAATCTCTACGTCCCGCCAGCTTAATGTATTGTAGTTTATATAGAATATCTGTAGACTTATCCTCAAATAAGGCTAATGGATTTAATATATAACTAGTGCCATTAAGTGGAACTTTACTCGGATGATATTTGCTATATTTTGATGGTAACCGCTTTGAGTAGTGATATTCAAGTAGAGCCATAAATTTATGAGCATCTGTTCCTGATTGTGCTTCCAAAGCCTGTAAGTTAAAAAATAAGGCCATTATAACTCCAGAGAATATATATTATAACAGAATATAATACACTTTGCAAGTGTAATTTTATGCACCCATAACTTCCCAGCCTTTGCGGGAATAAAAGGCTTGCCTATCTCTATTCTGTTTACGGTCAGCAGGCCCACTAAAGTTCATATCTATGACTAGTGGGTTTAGCTTTCCTTCGTGTTGTCGCATAATACGACCAATAATTTGTTCTAGCGTCGCATCGTTGGCGATTGGCGCAGCTAAAATTACGCAGCTAAGGATGTTAACGGAGATACCTTCTGCGAAGATCTGCCTGCTTCCAGCAATGCAACTTTTTTCGCCGTCTTCAATTTGTCTTTTGAGTTCGGTACGTTCTTCATAGGTTGTACCGCCAGTAATGCACACACATTGTTCGCCAATTAATTCTCCAACTCGTTGTAAAAATTCTACTCTGTCTGCAATGATTAAGACTTTATGTCCTTTAGCTATTTGTAAGTCTGCTATTCTAGCTATGACTGCCTGATAATCTTCATCATAAAGAAGTAAGTTCATCTTCTTTACCCAAGGCTCTCCTTGTGCTAGGGCTATGCCAGTTTTTACGATCTGCACTGTGGGCGTCATCGTATTAGATACTGGCGGCTGATACAGTTTAGGACCAAAAAAGTCTTTAAATAAGATATGTTTACCGTCTTTACGACTCATAGTACCACTAAGGCCTATTTTATACCTAGCATACATTCCATCAATAAAAGCTGTAAAAGTAGTAGCAGGACAATGATGTGCTTCATCAATTATAACTGTACCAAATTCTTTAGCTATTTTAGCTGTAACCTTAGTAAGCGTCTGAATATTACCAATAACAATGCTATGGTCAATATCGAAAACTCCAGAACCTATCTGACCTACAGGCATACCATACAGTTTTTGTACTTCATCTGCCCATTGATCTCGTAACATTGTATTATGACATACAATTAAGGTTTTTTGCCCTAGTTTACGGGCTATATGTAGTGCACAAAACGTTTTCCCCCAACCTACTAGGGCATTGATAAAGCAGGTATCATCAACTGCATTATAGACTTCAACCTGTGAGTCGCGGAGGGCTAACCTGGGATTTGGAAATGGGAGTTCATTCAAAATCCTTTTATCTATTATCTCATAGTCTAACGGAATTAAATCCTGTCTGCCTACTGGAATAGACATCGCATTTTGCCCAACGAATTTGTAATTTTTAATAATTTCAAATTGGGTGAAGTGGGTAGCACCAGGGATATTTTTCTTAATTTTATATGTGAGTGCTTTTACTAAGGTTTGCTGTAATTGAGGGTTAATATCTAGGTATATTCGATTAGAGATTATTGCTTTTGGCATTAAACCATTCTCCATGTTTCATCATACTTTTGGTCATAGAATCCGTAAAGGATTAGGGCTACACCAAAATGTAGTATACCAACGTATTGTTTATCTTCTGTAGGCCTATATAGGGCTTTGAATCTTTGAGAAAGTCCTTCAACCTCTACAACTACGCCGCCTGTGTTAATTGCAAGTAATCTAGAGATTTTATAGAACCGTAATTTTGCGCGTGTACTTCTTTTATAGTTAAATATCTTGCCACGACTATCAATAAACCACAGCTTAGGGTCAGCAATTTTTATTAGATCACCTAAAAAGTAAACCGCATTGCTAAGTTTAGCAAGCGGTACTTCATCTACAGTTAATTGTAGTCTGCGTTGTGCTAATGTTTTGCCAGGTAAATTTTGATCGTCTACTACTTTATACTTTGTAGTAGTTATTAGTTCATCTTCAATGTACTCTTCTCGTTCATGGTAGTAGAACACAAGCCCCTTTTCTACTTGAGGCTTGTGTATACCAATATTAAATACGGGAAAGACTATTTCCGATAAGCTCGTAGCGTTTATCAAATTTTCCAAAAGAGTAATCCTGTCCTATTTCTTGGTCAATACCGATTGGAGCACCTTTAATAGAGCATCCACGGTCTTTCTGTGTATTTTTAGCTAAAATCTCACAGTATTCATCTACACACTCATCTTTAACCAGGGCTACGATTGAGTCATGTACTAACATAAAAATCTTTGCATCTAACTTTTTAGTTTTAATCTCATTAGCAGTATCAATAGCTGCTAACAAGTTTACATCCGACGCAATCGACTGAATCTCGGCGTTAATACCGCTTCGTACTTCGTGGGCAGCAATGCCTTTATCTGAGGAGAACACATTGACAAGACGACGCTTACGACCAAAGAAGCTATAAGTATAACCATTAGCTTCAATAAATTCTTTGCGTGCTTTAAGCCAGTTTTTAAGTTTGCTAAACTTGTCAAAGTAGGATTTAATATCATCCTTTGCTCTATCGATACCATAATATTCCTCTTTTG